GCCGGGATCTGACTCCAACCCTATCGCGCCCGTGCAACGAAGCGTCTTCACCCCATCCACTCTATCAGCGATGGTAACAATGTAGCGCCCCTGAAAGTCGCGCCGCACATACGATTGATTCCGCAGCCACCACTTCCGATCACAGAAGTACAATACATCGGCAGTAGGCAAGCGTTGGTAGGCATCGTTTATGGCGATGACTCGCCCATGAGCGGAAAGCCGACCTACGGGTGCGCTAGCGAGACTGGGACCGCAGCCTAAAACGAATACTGTTTCGCCTAGCCACTCGGGTGGAACTACCCACGTCATGACGGCTTCTTCCGAGTGACTTGAAAATTGGCGGTCATGTTATGCCGATTCCGTTCATCCAAGTTGCCGTAAGATCCGCATCCTGAAGCGAGTTGAACATCTCCCACCATTTGTCATGGCATGCGGAGTAATCCAACGCTCCTGCCCTCACGCGGACTTGGATGGTCTCAATAACATTCTCCCCACCGAGAGTGTCCTGAGGCAACCCTCCGGTTGAGTACAAACTGATGACTTTGTCTTGGTCGTCTGGGCAGTAGCCGATAAAGCATTTCCAGGTGCTCCCATCGACTACGCCATCAGAGGTCAACTTTGTCTTGATGATGTTTAACAGTCCCACGTCAAATCTCTCCGAACTTCCTCATCAAATCCGCCTTGAGTGCCTTTAAGACGTTCCCAGCGGACAGCTTAGCAGGCGTTTCCAAGTACTTCCACTGACGTCCATGGTGGTAGTTCTTGTTGGTCTCGTGGACGGCCACAGCATAGGGTGCCGATGGACCGCCCGCATGTAGTGTTACCGTTACATCGCTCCCTCGATACGTTGGTGCCTCAGCATCCAGAGTGCTCATCAACGTTCCAGTGTCCCAGGGACAATATCGCTCCTTGGACAGAGTGATGATTTCTTGCCCAGATCGGTACAAGCTCGCGCCAGCCTCTTGCAGTGCACCGGAGCCTAGACGACGCATCTTTCTAAGTAGGGAAGCGGCTCCTACTATGTTGATTCGTAATGTATCTTTACGACTCAAAGGTCTTAACTCCAAATGCAGGTCTTAGAAGAGAAAACCATCTTCTACAACATCTTCAACGTAATCTCCGTGGCTTCTGCCATCTCGTCGTAGATGTCAAAACCTTCAATTACGCGTTTCTGCTGGATACGAAAACGTGAACCCCGCTTCAACACAAACTCATCTTCAAACATAAACCCCTCGGACCCTCGAATCGGAGCTACGGGAGTCCCCTTGGGCGCCTGAACCTTAAAAACAACCCTAGACTGAGCAGTACCACTATCTGAACGAGCAGCAAACTGAAAAGCGGTCTCTGGATCAGAAGAGGCACTGAAAAACGCAGGATGCTTGAACTCGCTGCCGACAGGAAGCTCGTTGACAGTAGCAGCATATTTACCTTCAATGCCCCGATATAGGGTAGCATCCTCCGCAAGCTTCGTTCGTTTCAGGATGTTGTCCATGCGCTCGATGTCTTGATCAACTTGCTTGCTTCCCGACTTGCCTTCTATTAAGGCTCGATTGATGCGCTCATAATCTTTCTCCTGGTATCGTGATAACGTATCCTTCTCGGCCTTCGACAGTGGTGGCGGTCCTATGGCGACCTTAACGCCTCCAAACTCAACGATCTCAGGCGCAGTGCCCGACGTGCCGCTACCTCCGCCGCCTCTTGTACTGCAGAACCGTCCTGTACGCGATTCGTGGCAAGGATTGAACTTTTCAACCTTCTTAACCACCCCATCATGAACCAGCTCTAGGTCCATTCGATACAGGCTCATCATTCCTGGAGACGTTATACCGCGCGCTCTCTCCTCCGGGTAAACATACACCCCACGTTCGCGGACCTTCTGTACTTTCTTCACGCGAAATTGGGCATTCCGTCCGATGAGAAACTCCTTCTCGTAAGCCATAATTCCCTTTGCCCCCAGAGTCATCGGCGCTGCATGAGAGCCTTTGGGGGCATGAACGACTACCAATACTCGCTGTCTGGGAGGTATCTTGTCATTCCAGTGTCCAACAAAACCAAGGCCTCCCTCTTTGCTCGCAGAAGTGCTGAAGAACGTACCTGTCTCAAACTCCGTACCGGGAGGGAGACTACGCAATCTCTCAGCATGTTTGCCATGTACTCCTCGATACAGAGTTGTATCCTGCTGTAGAACTGATCGAGCAATAACACGATCCAAGGCTTCTATTGCACGATCAGTAGTCTCACTAGATATATCTGTTCCCAGCAGAGAACCATTGATCTGACGGTAGCCATCTTCCTGCCACCATGCCATCGCATCCTTCTCGCTCTCGCTTAACGGAGGAGGACCAACCTGCGCTTTTATCCCGCCGAGTTCTACAACTTTAGCGCCGGCAGAGGCGCCCCCACCTCCACGAGTACTACAAAATCTGCCAGTACGTGGTTCGTGACAAGGGTTAAATTTGCTAACATGTCGCTGAAAATTTTGGAATGCTCCTGTCAGGTAACCCAATCGCAGCACCAAACTACCCATTTCAGACACATTTACTTCTTCCATACTTCTTTCCCTCGACCTCTGAGACGTTCTAGTAGTTTAGGGTCTGCCCCCTTTGGAAGTTTTACGGAAGATAGCCATGCATCGACCTCTCCCTCCAGCAGTTCTTGTGGTCCATGTTCCCTAGGTTTCCTAGGAGATGGGAAACGCTTGGACCTTCGTTTTAGCAAAGATTCTACACCTTGCTCTAACATCTGAACTCGTAGAGTCAGTTTCGATAGTTCTTCCATAACCTCAACCCCTCAAGTAAAATTTTGTATGGTGATCACCATTCTCGTCTGGAACGACGTCCCAACTGACTATCTTGGGACTGGAGCCATCCGGCAGAGTGATCTTCGCGTCAGTCGATATGCTGGACGGAATCCCGGCAACCCATACCTGACAATCTGATATGGTATCCTGGCCAGTCACACGGGAGACAACGCGCTGGTGTTTACGCCGAACGCGTGCCGTATAGTCAACCGCTGTACCGTAGGTAGGTGCTCCGTAATCGTCTCTACCAGTTACTGGCTGGTAGGTTACGATATACGGCATTACATCGACCCAGTCGCTAATAGGCATGTAGTATTCCTCTACTTAACTCGCAACTTGTGCGACTTCAAATGGGTTCGTAGACTCTCCAATCCCGTGCCTGATTTACTGGACACTGCCGTGCCTTCCCGCGTAAACCGCATTCCGGGTATAGACGTACGGCTCAGCTTATACTCAGCAAACTTCCAGGAACCCGATGGAGCAACATGGACTTCATACTCTCTCGGACTCTCAATCCCACCGCCAGGGGAACGCCCAGGAATACGTTTCCGCGTTTTCGTAAACCGGGCCTCCTTAAAGCCCTCTCCTACACCATAATCACCTTTCCAATTTGCGTGCTCAAATGCGTCCGTAATTGTGCGAGCCTGCGGAGTGGCGTTTTCTCTCCAATCGCGCCTGTTCTTTTCTCTTCGCTGCCGCTCCCTCTCCGCCCGCTCGGCGCGACGTTGTGATGGGCTGATCCAACCACCGCCTCCGGCGCCGCCTTTTGTACTACAAAAACGTCCAGTGCTGGACTCGTGGCAAGGGTTGAACTTTTCGACTCTTGCCTTAAGGGCATCTACTTGCACCTCTAGTTTTCCTATCCGCAAAGCCAAACTTTCCATAACAGTACCTCCGTTATGTATTCTAATCCTCCGTTGCTTGGTCGACCTGAGTGCCTTCGTAGTCCATCATACCTTTCTTGAACTCGGGCTGGACCATATCGCTATCGTCCTCGTTGGCCTCCTTATCGGAGAGTGATAGCCCTGCGGCGCAACTGCTGGATGAGTTTGCTGTAATGGTCTACGAGTTGTGAGAAGCTGGCACTCAGATCACCGATGCTCTTGTCCATCTTGCGGGCATACTTCGACCGCAAGGCTTCGGCGCAGATAATCGCCGCACTATATGGCTCATCCGATGTTTCCGCAAGTGCGTAGTCAACCTCCGCGTCCGTCAGCTGTTGATCGTCGGTATCGGTATCCCCAATTAGGAACCGAACCTGATCCCGAGTACTGGCTGTAGGATCACCACTGTAGGTCCATGACATTCTATTCTCCTTCCAAAGGTACCTGGTCCAAAGAGATCTTTGGGAATGCCGTTAATTTCCCATGAGGACTGGCATCGAGCACTTGAGTCCCCGCCTGTTTCAACTGCGGAGATGCTTCGTCAAGTCTTTGGGCCCAGTTAAGGTACATCCTGTTGTTAGGACGGCATTGCCAGCTGTATCCCTGGTGCCAATGTTGACCACTGTAGCAATAGTCGTATCCCAACAAAACGATTCTTCGGGCGCGTTTGAGGTAGGCGATATTGACGGCCATAAAGCCTGAATTGCCTCCTCCCATGTAAACTTGTCGTGGGTTGGAACTCAACCCGGGAACTGATCTTACGCGCAATAGGTAGATTGCGTTTGAAGGACCAATGGAGAAATCGAAGTCCTCAGGAACGCCGAG